GTGATATAGAAAAAGATGTATACACTTTAGCCCTAGAACGTATTAACAGAACATACGATATTTTTGACAATGTTGTTGTTATGTTTAGTGGTGGCAAAGACTCTACAGTTTGTTTGAATATGACACTGCAAGTTGCTAAAGAAAGAAACAAATTACCACTGCATGTTTATTTTTTTGATGAAGAAGCCATACCATATGAAACGATTGATTATGTAGAAAGGGTTGCTGATCTTCCTGAAATAAAAATGAACTGGTTATGCTTACCAGTAAAACATAGAAATGGTTGCAGTCGTAATCATCCCCATTGGTGGCCATGGGCACCTGAAGATAAAGATAAATGGTGTAGACCATATCCCACACATGAAAGTGTAGTCGGTTTAGATGACATACCTAACTTTCCAAGAAAAATAGATGAAAGACCAACTGTTCCTGAATGCAATGGTTTGCTTTTTCCACCACAGGAATGGGGCGAGGTAGGTATTATTATGGGGATAAGGTCAGAAGAAAGCCTTATGCGTTACAGAACAATTTTACAAACTAGTGAAAAAAGATATGAAGATTACATGATTAATCTGAAATCAAAAACTGCATTAGCTAACTGTGTTAAAGTTTGTCCTATATATGATATGAAAACAGTTGATGTATGGAGTGGTCCAAAAAAGTTTGGTTGGGATTACAACACCACTTATGACATATTAGAAAAAGTCGGTCTTACACATCTACAACAAAGGTGCGCACCTCCATATGGCGAAGAACCTATGCGTGGACTTTGGCAATACTCTATAGCTTTTCCAAAACTATGGGAAAAAATGCAAAACAGAGTGCCAGGAAGTGCAACTGCGGCAAGATACGCAAACACTGAGCTATATGCTTTCGGTGGATTACCTGATAAACCGCAAGATACGTCATGGGAAGAATTTATACAGTATTTTTTAAATAAACATCCTGAACCATATAGGTCTAAAATTGCAGAAGTTATTAATGGATTTGTAGGCATACATTATAAAAAAACATCTGAACCCATGATGGGAACACATCACCCTGAGTCAGGAATAGGTTGGAAGTTTTTATTGCGTATAGCTATGCGTGGTGATTTTAAAGGACGTAAACAACCAATGTTTACTAGTAATAAAAAACAATATGCAGCACAAAAAAAAGCATATGAGGTAGAAAGATATGGTCAAAAAAGGTAAAGATAATCAACCAATCAACGCTATGCAGTGGGTTCAAAGGTCTAAGTTAAAGGCTAACCAATATAACCCAAACAAAGTTGCACCAGTGGAGTTAGAATTACTTAAAACTAGTATTAAATTAAGTGGGTGGACACAACCCATAGTAATTAGAAAGTCATATGAAATTGTTGATGGTTTTCATAGATGGACTGTATCAGGAGATCAAGACATTTCTGACCTTACAGATGGTTATGTTCCTGTTGTATTTTTAGATGATGTGGTTGATGAAGCACAACAAATGTGTGCAACCATTGTTCATAACAGAGCAAGAGGAAATCATGGGATATTACCTATGACTGGAATTGTCAGAAAGATGAAAGAAAAACACAATTATACAGATGAACAGTTAATTGAATTGTTAGGAATGGAGCAAGAAGAAATAGATAGACTTTACGATTATCAACCAATGACAGAAAAAGGTTCACAAGAAGAATTTACAAAAGGATGGGTTCCTGATGTTAAAGGTAGAGAGTTTGATTAGTAGGGCATGGTAGGAGAACACCACACCCTCTAAACATTACTTCCAAGACTTAGATTCGTATCTGTAAATAGAATTATTTTCTTGTGCATGGAGAAGTGCATCATAAAGAAAATCTGTGTCTAGCTTGTTAGCAATATAACCATCAAGAATACAATTAAAATAACTTTGGTTTGGTTCGCCATAGTCTGCTCTATTCATTGCATAGAACATAACATCTGCATTATCACCAAAATCATGTGCAAGTTTTCCACCCATCTTAATTGTAAAATACTCTTTGCGATATAAATGAGGATAACCCTCAAAGATATCCAATGCTTGTTCACACTTATCAGTGATCTCCCATAACATACCTTCAACTGATTCATTAGGACAGTATTCAATATCAGCAACACCTTTAAATACTAATTTGTAATTAGGCATAGAGAACTTAACTATAGGCTTGGCATTTGGGCATCTATACTTCATGTTTTCTAAATTAAGATTGGCACCATAGGCAAAATAAAACATTACGAACTCCTAATAATAAGACCATGTCTTGCAAGGTCATTAACAAAATCATTTGGGTTGTCATAACTAATGTTATATCCAAATTGTGTATTGATTCTAGTGCTAGTACCTTGCATCCAATTATCAAAACTGGAACTTGGTGCTAGTGATAACTCATATAATGAATAAGCTATATCTTCTTTGGTGAAACCTCTAAGGATTCCACCACCTTTTACTGTATATTCTAGTTGCATAATGCTTTTCTCCTTTTTGTGAAAAATCTTTTTGTGCTTGATTCTATTAAAGAACCTTCTAATTTACTTAGACCTTTTAACATAAGGCTAATCTTATCTTTGAACTCACTAACATTATCAAATCTATTTACTTTAACTGCTCTGTTTAAATCAGCGGCTTGAACCATTGATAAACAAACCTTTAACCAATTAGAGATTTTTTCTTTGTCAGTAGAACCTGCATGATGTCTAAACTCAACAGTTCCATGTTTCCAAAATGACTGTATGTTTAACTTTGTGTATCTAGTACCTATTTGACTAGCTAGTTGTCTAGCAGTTCTGCATGAGTTGATAGTTTCAAAAGCTTGTCCAAGTGTTTGACCAAAAGCCATAACTGTAGAATTACAGTAGTCATTGTTACTTAATCTTCTACTAGAAGGCATAACTGAATCAATAGCTGTTTCAAACTTAGCATATCTTTTGTAAAGATTTCTAAACTGCTTGATGCCCCAGTCACTAACACCTACATGAACATGAAGACCACAAGTTCTGTTTATAGAAGCACCAGTGTTGTTTACTGCATCTAAAACTAACATAAGATCTCTGTAACCTGAATCACCTTGTAATACTGGTGATACAACCTCAAGACCAAATCCACTACCATTAACTGATGAATCAGTTTTAAGTCTCCATATAGTTGCATCTGAATCACTGTAGTATGCAGTGTGCATTCTGAAATCAGCACCTTGTCTTTCAAGGTATTGATTAATTTCTTGGTTAGTTGTTCTTTGGTTGTTTTGACCAATGAACTCAATCTCTACTCCAAATGTTCTTTTATTATCAAATGTCATTTTTTCTCCTTTTAAATATCATCTTGATGTAGTTATAATAACAACTACAGTTATAAATACAACCCTCTAGGACAAAATAATTAAAGTTTTTTTACGACCACCAAGTTGGCTTATCTCTACCCTTTTCCCACTTAGCGTAATGTTTTTCTGCAATCATGTATTTGCGGTATGCATCTATATGGTCATTAGGATTTTTGTATTCTATTGGCATGGCTTGTGCGAATTCTGTGAGATCGCCTTCTTGTATATTCATTGGGAATATTTTTAAGCCACTCCACAACTTTGTCCATGAAGCATGATTTCTACCATATCTAAAATAGTATTCTTCACATAAGGTTATGAAGTGTAATAACAACCATCTGTAATTTTCATGTGACTCTCTTGCCCATATAGTACATGGGTGATTGTAATAAGCTTTTTTATACAAACCTTTTTCTACACAATATTCATCAGGTGACAAATACCTATGTGCAGTTGAAAGCATCTGTGCTGTTTCCAATGGCATCTTAACAATCAACTTATCAGGTAATGCTCTAGCTGATTCAACAGGGCATGTCTCTACTGCAAATATATTCATGTGATCACCTCACCAGTCTGTTTATCCACAACACATAAAACACCGTAATTATTTTTAAGAATCCATACAGTTTTCTTTTCTTCTGAAAGTTCTTCATATGGGTAAGAGTGTTCATTCATAACAGCACCCATATTATCTTGTATATAACAAGACCATTGATAGGATGCTTGGGCAAATGTTTTAGCTTTCATTAGACATACTCCTTACTACACCAGTATTCAAATCATGCCACTGCCACACCAACTCTTTACAATCATTCCATGTAGCACCAAAAAGATTTTCCATTCTTCTATCAGCATCTTCATAACCAAACTCTGCAACGAATTCAGGATAGTTATGCTTTATACAAGAAAGGGTTAGTGAATTAATAATTCTGTTTTCAGTTTTTGTAATATTCATTGTTACTCCTTTTAAATATCAAATTTCAATAGTTACAATTATAAACATATCTAAATATATTTGCAAACCCATTTTGTATATTTCAATTTATATGTGTTAGACTTGTGAGATAAATAGAGATTTATTGGATAATTTTTAGTGGCTAAAACAATTAAACTTACAAAAGAACTTGCAGAAAAGATAAGAACTGAATTTGTACAGGGTATAGATTTAGGAAGTACAGAACGCAAGTATCAAACTATAGATGCACTAGCAATCAAACATAAAGTAGCAAGAAGCACACTATATAAATGGTCACAAAAAGAAAGTTGGAAATCACAACAAGAAAGATTTCATGATGCGTTTATGCAAAAGCTAGATGCAGAAAGACAAAAAGAAATGGTTAAAGAATCAAAAACTTTAGATGACAACGCATTAACTATGGCAAAGTTTATGTTTAACGAGATAGGTATGATATTTCAAGACAACTCAATGAAAAGACAACAAGGTTCGCCAACAATGACAACCCAAATGTTGAATCAAATAGCAGGTGCAAGTTTACAAGCACAGAAGTTAGGAAAACTAGCACTAGGTGAATCAACAGAAAACATGAAACTAAATGCAGAAGTCTCAGACACAGATGCCTTCAGAGAAGCTATGGAACTGCTTGACTCGGTTGCAAGAGCAAAGCGAGAAGAAAGCGATAGCTCTATACACTGAATGGTTAAAAACAGCTAGACCCAAACAGATACCACCACAAGATGAAAACTTTTTTATATGGTTGATTCTTGCAGGTCGCGGTTGGGGTAAAACAAAAACAGGTGCACAAGATATCGCAATATACGCTATGCGAAATCCAAATGTAATATGTGCTGTAGTTGCTCCTACTTTTGGTGATTTAAGAAGGGTTTGTTTTGGTGGTCCATCAGGCTTGTTATCTATAATACCTAATGAATGCACAGACAATACGTTTGGTACAAATGGTTTTGCAAGTTCTAACATGGAGATTAGATTAGCAAATGGTTCAAAGATTGTAGGATATGCGGCAGTAAGTCCTGAAAGGTTAAGGGGACCACAGTTTCATAGAGCATGGTGTGATGAGTTAGCTTCTTGGCAATACCCTGATGCTTTTGATCAGTTGATGTTTGGTCTAAGACTTGGAGATAATCCGCAATGTCTTATAACAACCACACCAAAACCAATAAAAATATTAAAAGATTTAGTAGTTAGGAATGATGTACATTTAACAAAAGGTAATACTTTTGAAAACCAAGACAACCTAGCAGAAAGTGCATTAGAAATGATGCGTGAAAGATACGAAGGTACTGCATTAGGTAGGCAGGAACTTTACGCAGAAATCTTAGATGATGTTGAGGGTGCTTTATGGAATAACGCAATGATTGAATCAACAAGATTACAAGCTGAAGATGAAAGAGAATTATCACAAATTATAGTAGCTGTAGACCCTGCTGTAACAACAGGAGATAATAGTGATGAAACAGGCATTGTGGTAGTAGGCAAAGATAGAAATAACGAGTATTATGTACTGGAAGACTTATCAGGGAGACATACTGCTGATAGTTGGGGTAGAATAGTATTGAATGCTTACTATGAATGGGAAGCAGACAGAATTATAGCTGAAGTTAATAATGGTGGCGATTTAGTAGAAAAGGTTATTAGAGATAAAGATAATAATGTTTCTTACAGGTCAGTTAGAGCTACAAGAGGTAAGATGTTAAGAGCAGAACCTATTGCGGCTTTATACGAGCAGAAGCGTGTACATCATATGGGAATATTTGCAGAGTTAGAATCTCAAATGTGTTCATATGTAGGTCAGCTTAAACCAAGTCCTGATAGATTAGATGCATTGGTTTGGGGTTTGACTGAATTAAGCAAATCTAAAGGACAAGTAAACTGGAGAATAAGCTAATGACACAAAAAACATTTTTACAAAGGTTATTTAATGTACAACCTATAAACGAACAAAAAAATTCAAACATGATGGGTTACTTTGGTGTAGGCACTGAAGAATCCAAAAATTACAAATATCAAGACTTAGCAAATGAAGGATATCTAAAAAACGCAATTGTATATAGATGCGTAAACGAAATATCTAAAGGTGCAAGTGCTGTACCCTTTGTTTTAAAGTCAGGAGATCAAATAATTGAACAACACCCACTTATTGACCTACTTAACAGACCAAACCCTTTACAGTCCTACTCAGAGTTTTTTAATAGCCTTTTTGGTTATGTGCTTCTTAGTGGTAATGCTTACATCCTTAAAGTAGGTGGTGTAAATGGTGCGCCTAAAGAATTACATCAATTAAGACCTGATAGAATCAATATAAAAGGTAGTGGTAATGCTATTCCTGATAAATATGAATATGTTATTAATGGCAGAGTTCAACAATCCTACATAGTTGACCAAGAGAATGGATACAGCGAAGTAAAGCACGTTAAATTATGGAATCCTTTAGATGATTACTATGGTCTAAGTCCCATGAGTGCCGCGGCTATAGAAGTTGACCAGTTTAATATGGCTAGTAAGCACAATGTCAATTTATTGCAGAATGGTGCAAGACCTAGTGGTGCTGTTGTATTCAAGCCACAAGATGATTCAGGATTTGCTGTAAACCTTTCAGAGTCACAAAGACAACAACTCTTAACAGATTTAAACAATAGATTTAGTGGTGCAGGTAATGCAGGTAGACCTATGTTGCTTGAAGGTGATTTTGATTGGAAGGAGATGGGTCTTAGTCCTAAAGACATGGATTTTCATGCATTAAAGAATATGGCAACTACAGACATAGCTTTATGTTTTGGTGTACCCTCACAGCTTGTAGGAGTACCTGACAGCCAAACTTATAGTAATGTAGCAGAAGCAAGACTTGCTCTATATGAAGAAACAATAATCCCACATTTAAGAAAAATATCTTCTGATCTCAATGAATGGTTAGTTCCCATGTTTGGGGACAATTTAACACTTGAATTTGATGTTGATTCAATACCTGCATTAGCAGAAAGAAAACGCAAAACATATGAAAATGTAACTAGTGCTGTTCGTGAAGGCATAATGACTAGAAATGAAGCAAGAGGAATCATTGGATTAGAGCCAGTAGATGGTGCAGATGACTTGTACATATCAGCTACTTTATTTCCTATCAGTGAGGAAGGTGTAGATAAGCCTGAGAACCCAGTCAATGAAGAAGATTTAGAAGATTATGACAATGATGATGAAATAGATAAAGAGATAGAGTTTTTATTGCAAGAAGAAAAAGCATTGTCTGATATAGATACTACACCTACAGATGCAATGGCAAAAGAAGCTAAAAGAGGTTTAGAAATGCGTAAAGAATTCAACAGGGGTGGTACAAGCGTTGGTGTTGCAAGAGCAAACCAGTTGATACGCAAAGACAAGCTATCCATATCAACAGTCAAAAGAATGTACAGCTTCTTTAGTAGGCATGAAGTAGACAAAAGAGCAGAAGGTTTTAGACAAGGTGAAGATGGATACCCAAGTGCAGGTAAGATCGCATGGTTACTTTGGGGTGGAGATTCAGGCTTTGCATGGTCAAAAAGAAAACGTCAACAAATAATTACAGAAGAAGATAAAGAGTTTGCATTACAAGAACACATTGAAAGCAAAGAAGATGAAAAGGCTTTATCAGGTAAAGTTAAAACAGCATTACAAAAAAAAGTAGATGACCATAATGAAAAACATGGTGGCACAAAAACAAAAAGAGCAACGCTTAGAATGTTAGAAGCTGTCTTTAGAAGGGGTGTTGGTGCTTATAGAACTAACCCATCAAGTGTAAGACCAAGTGTAAGCAGTCCTGACCAATGGGCATATGCAAGGGTCAATAGTTTTTTAAGGGCATTATCTACAGGTAAATTTAGAGGTGGCAAACATGACAATGATTTGTTTCCTAAAGGACACCCTTTATCTAGCAAGTAATCACAATAAAAAAAGGGGAACTTAATCCCCTTTGATATTTAAGAATTACTACACCCCTCTTTTTCTATAAATATCTTCTACATGCTTTAGAGCATCTTTGTTCATAGAATCAAATTCGTGACAATTCCTGCTTTCTTTTTCGTATGTTAATACATAGTCCATATCATCGCAGTAACTACAACTCAGTGGACCTTTGTCGCAATACTGGTTATCACTAGTAGCATCTTTACAGTTTTTCCAATCAATCATTATTTACCTCTCTTATTAAATTTAATTACTGACTTAGCTGTTTCCATCACAAACCTTGCAAAGTTATCATCAGCTTCTATTTGTGATACATTTTCAGACCTAAATTGTTTATGTGCTGTACCACCTTCCATTTTTTTATAGATTGAGTCATATGTTTCTTTTAGTTCGTTTGTCATTTTTTTTCCTTTTAAGTTGTTTAACATGTAGTTATTATAACAACCCTATAGATTATTGCAACTCATATGACATAATAATTTTATGAAACTTAATCAGAAAAGATTTAATACTTTAAGACAAGGAAAGATAGATGTTAGAAAAGAACACAGAGATCAATTAGTTATTAGAAACAATCTTGAAAAACAATTTAACAGAAACTTAAAAACTCTTTTTAGAAAGTTTGTTAATGTGCAAATGTTTCTTTATAAGGAATATGGCATATATCAACCTGAGACTGCGGCACAGACTTTGAATGAAGATTTTATACCCTTAGTAACTAATCATTATAGAAAGGTCTTTAGAACAATTTTTAAATATAACGAAGATAAATATTTTGCAACAAAAGATATTGAATTATATGTATTTGGTACAAGGATAGATTTTGAAAATCTAATCAGCACATATTTTGCAACAAGACAATTACAACTTTCAGGAATAAGCATAAGAATGGCAAATCAAATAAGTAGATTAATTGAAGATGGAAGATTAGGCGGTCTTGCATTAGAAAATATAGCCAATCTAGTAAGTAAAGAAATACAAACGATAAGCATTAGAAGATCAGCACTCATAGCAAGAACAGAAACACATAATGCGGCAAGTTTTGCACAAAATTCATATTTTGAAAATGCACAGAAACAACTTGGAATCAAAATGAAAAAACAGTGGGTTTCAACAAATGATGCTAGAACCAGACCTGCACATGCAAACGCTAATAGACAAACTGTAGATATGGATGAAGATTTTATGATTGATGGTGTTCCAATGAAATATGCAGGTGATTCAAGAGGTGGTGCTAAGAACGTCATAAACTGTAGATGTGTAATAGTTTATGCAGATGAACAAGATATTGTGCTAGACTAATACCTGATGTACTATATGTAGATAATATGCCTATACCTAAACCAAAAATATTAGAGTCTAGGCAACAATTTTTAACTAGATGTATGGGAGATGACACTATGGCGAGTGAATATACAGATTCCGAGCAAAGATTAGCTGTCTGTACTAGTGAGTACGATTCAAATAAGGAAGATTCTATTCAGAATGATGAGAAACACATAAGAGCAGTTGAAGAGACAGATGACTCTTATATCATTGAGTTTGGAAAAAGCAAACCTGATTCTGAAGAAACTGTTGATGAAATGGATTCTAAAGAAACAGAAAAAGAATCTATTGAGATCAAATCAAGCATTAAAGCTTACAACGATGAAGATGAAGATAAGAACTATGGTACTTTTGAGGGTTATGGTTCTGTATTTGGAAATAAAGACTTAGGTAATGATGTTATAGAATCAGGTGCATTTACAAAATCTCTAAAAAGAAGAAAACCACAAAACGTAAAGCTTTTATATCAACACAAGTCTGATATGCCTATAGGTGTATTTGATGAGATCAGAGAAGATGATCATGGCTTGGTTGTTAAAGGTAGACTTGCTCTT